ATCTATATGTGCTGGGGCGATCCGGCCACCCGCGAGGCTGAAGCCAGCATGAAATCACTATGGAAACATGCGGCGGATCTGCCCGTGATGGTGGTAGGAGATAAGACCGCGGTGCAGCATTTCGCCAACAAGCCGCGGGTATCTACCCACCTATGCAACGTAGACCCGTTTGCCAGCCAATCCATGTTTGGCTTCATGGCCGGACGCATCAAACCGCTTCTAGCAGGCATCAGCCCATTCGAGCATACGTTATATGTGGATGCAGAGACCGAGTTCAAGGTCTCGCCCGTGATCGGCTTCAACCTGCTGGATAAATGGGATTTGGTCATCGCCGAAGCGGAAACGCGCTCATTGGGTACCACGTTCCCGAGCAACCATCACGAGGCAGACAAAACCGCGACATGGCTCAAGACGCCGCATATCCTATACCATAACTCAGGGATGATCTTCTGGCGTAAGAACGAAGCCACAATTCGCCTGTTCACTTTATGGTCTGAGGAATGGCTGAAATATAAGGGGTGGGATGAACAGGTGGCGCTTTTGCGTGCGCTTCTGCGCTCGGATGTGCTGTTTCTCAATGTTCCATTCACTTGGAACTGCCGCGGACCGGTGGGCGCTTACATGCTATACCATCGTTTCGCATCCAGAGCGGCGCGCAAATTCAAGGGCCATGGCTACACTCCGAGGCATACAGGTCCATCTAACATCCCCGCCCGTCCATTGGTGCGGGTCGAGCTCGCCCCCGGTTGTTTTGTGCGCTGCCACGAGGGCGATGAAGCGAAGGTAAAGGAATATTTCGAGCGCATGAGCGGAATGGCTCGGCGCAAAGTCAAGGCCGTATGATCATCGATAGCAAAGAATGGAAGCTTATTACACAGGAGATACGAATGCAAAAAGGGAAACTTGTCAATATCGATCTCGGCAAAGGCCGATTCGTGAAAATGTACGAAGCCGACGCCATCGCCCAGGGCTTGCTGAAAGCCAAGCCGCAAGCGGCCAATAAGATGCGCGTGCCCGGTAGAAACAAGACCGCGCCGGAAGGTAAACCGGAAGCGCAGCCTGAAGAAAAGCCACCGGCGGATGATTTCACCACCATTACAGGTGTTGGTCCAGCTACGGCGCGGGCGCTGATCTCACACGGCATCACCACCTTCGAGCAGCTCAAAGCCACGGATGGGCTGGATTACCTGACCGCCAAGACCTTGCAGGCAATCGAGGCCTGGCGCAATGGCTGATTTTGCCGTCGTCGCTGACATCGAGGCGTTTTTGCAGCTTCCGATCACCACGCCGGTTCAGATCGCATCCGCTCAGATGGCTTTGCGGGATGCGACCGCCGCCATCCGTAATTACTGCCGCCAGTACTTAGAGCGAGTGAATGGCGAGACTGTTACTCTGGACTCTACCGGAGGCACGCGCCTGTTCCTGCCCGAATTGCCGGTGCTTTCCATTTCCAGCGTAGTCGAGAATGGCGAGACTCTGGTTGTTGACGACGATTACAAATTGGGACAGCACGGCATCTTGCATCGTATCGGGAGCGAATGGGCAGAAGGCATCCAGATCATCGTGATCGTTTATACGCATGGATGGCAGCCCGTTCCGGATGATATCGTGGCTGTTTGTGTGCGCGCCGCAAGCCGCGCTTATCAGGCCGGTTTGAAAGCTGCTGACAGTGCGGGCATTCCAGGGATCGCTTCAAAATCCTTAGGCGATTTCAGTGTCAGTTTCCAAAGCGAGGCCGGAGGCGGCACGAGTGAGGGCGTGTTGGGCGCAAGCGCGGCGCGGTTGCTGCTACTCAGTGAAAAAGATATCTTGAACGCGTATCGAATATGAGCGTCTTTACCAGCCTACTCAATAATATATTCGCAGTGGAACGCCGCGCGAGGACGCCGGATGCCCAGGGCGGGTGGCAGATTTCTTATCAATCGCTTGCCCCGATTACCGGTAGATTACGCCCTGCGTCGTCTGTTGAGATACTAAAAGCGCAACAAGAATTACGAAAAATCTCGCACGTCTTTTACTGCGTGGAAGGCGAGGACATTGCCCGTGGTGACCGGATCACCGGGGATGATGTTACGGTGGATATAATGGCAATTCGAGAGCCATCGCGGGCCGATCATCATTTGGAAATTGATGCGTTGGAAGTTCAAACGGAAGTATCAGAGGATGGTGGAAGCTAATGGCTGCAGGTTATACCCTGACATGGAAACCGGACGAACTTACGAAAAAGATTAGCGGCGATTTGGTTGCCAATGCGCAACTTACCGGCAAATTCGTGGAGACCGATGCGCGCCGTCGCCTCCTGGCCATCAACGATCCAAAATGGGGCGCGAAATACCGTTCGCAAGTAGTGGCGCGCCTTCTAACGTATGAGGTCGAGACCAAGCCCAAAGAAGTGATCATCAAAGTTGGTGTGCGGGCTTCGGGATCGGGGCGGCATCATGGCTTTTTTATCGAGTTTGGTAGCCGAACAAGTGGCCCTCATCCATTTTTGAGACCGAGTGTGTATGAGAACGCAGCCAGGATCGTGGCATTGTTGAGTGGCAAATGAGCATCCTGACTTCAACGATTTTTGATAGGTTGGCAGGTGACATCATCCTGACTGGCTTGCTATCGATTTACAAGAATGCACCGGCGATTTTCACTATCGATCCCGCTCCGGGCGACGCGGCGCTGCCCTATATCGTTACGGCTGGGGAGGTTACTCAGTCTCCGTGGGACACCAAGACCAGTCGCGGGCGCAGCCTAACGCGTGATGTGCGCTGCTACGCGGACGCAGATGGCAGCGCGGTATTGATCGAGACCATTGCCGAGCGAGTGCGGGCGCTTTTGCATCGCCAGGCGCTCGTCATCGATGGCTACCAATGGGTTATATCGGACTGCGGCGGGCCTATTGCCGCAGATGAACCTGGCTCTTATGCCAGAATTATATCGTTGAGCCTTACGGCTCAGGAGGAGTAATCTCTCATGGCTATGAATGGTACTGACCTTTTAGTCTTAGTCAATACAGGTACCCCCGGCACGCCGGTCTACGAGGCGGTGGGTTGCCAGCGGGATGCTACACTCGATGAAGCCACGGCTACCATCGATGTATCCTGCAAGGAAAGCCGCGCTCAGCGCGTGCTGCCCGGCCGCTATTCCGGCACGGTCTCTCTGGATGCACTGTATGTGCCCACGGACGCGGCCTACCTGGCGCTCAGAGACGCCAATCGCAACGGCGACATGATCCTGATCGCCCGCGAGGAGTACGGCGTAGCGATCGAGACCGTGGATGCCAAAATCGACACGATCTCGGAGTCATTCCCCGATCAGGGCGAAGCAGTCATCTCAATATCGCTGACCATCGATGACTTCTGGCAGCCGGTGGGTAGCTAATGGGCGCCCGCGGTGAGGGCATCATTGATGTAAACGGCCGCGAAGTTCCCATCCTATTCACCAACCGCGCCTTGATGAGTGCCGAAAAGCAGCTCGGTAAGGGGATCATCGGTGTCCTGAATGGGCTGGTGGATGGTGGTTCGGGCATCGTTGACCTGGTTGCACTCTTACGGGCCGGGATGGAAGCCGCCCGCCAGGATGCGCGTAAAAGTGGCAAGCCGATATCGAACGAGGATGCCATAGCAATCATCGATGAGATTGGCTTCACCGGGGCGATTGTGCCCGTGATGGAAGCGGTCGCAGCGGTGATCGGCTATACCAACCAGGCTGAGCCCGGCGATAAGGGCGAAGACCCAAACTGACACCGGAGCCGTTTGATTTTGAGCGGCTCCGGATGCAGGCGTTGCGGGCGGGGATAAGTGTCATGGAGTTTTGGGACCTGACCCCGTGGGAAACGTTTATGATGATCGACGCGTCCATCTGGCGTGAGGAAGTCCAGCAGAAACGGGATCTGGTCCTGGCCTGGCAGACTGCGGCCTTGACCCGCGCCAAGCGCATGCCGTCGCTCAAGCAGCTTCTTAATACCAAGCCCGCCAGGCCTTTAGTTGGCGAGGAGCTGGAGAAGCGCCGGAAGGAGTTCCGGGATATGACTGCCAACCTGGATGTAAGCAAATTGAAGGTAAAACATGGGTAGTGGATCATCAACTCTTGGCGAAGCCTTTGTCCCCATCCGGGCCACGTTAGATAAACTGGATTCGGATCTGGCTTCCGCGCGCGGCAAGGTCGAGGGCGCCATGAGTGGGATCGCCAAGATCGCCGACAAGATAGGCGCGTCGGTCCAGGCAGTTGGCAAGATTGCCCTGGTTGGTCTCGGCGCGGGCCTGGCGGTGCTAACAGGGGCTATCACCGGCGCTGCTTTCGCTTCGGTATCGTGGGCAGAAAAACTTGACAGCGTGGGCGACGTGCTGGGCACGACTACCCAGGAGAGCGCCGCGCTTGCCGTGGCCGCTCAGCACATCGGGGGCAATGTAGAGCAGTTATCAAGCCAGATGGCCATCATGACGCGCGGCCTGTTCGATGCAACAGGCGCGATAGGACCCACCGGCGAAGTCCTGAAGGGCTTGGGAATTTCATTCCAGGATGCGAATGGGAAGATTCTGCCAACGACTGACATTCTTCAGGCGGTAGCCGATAAATTGGGGGTCATGCCTGACGGACTTGAAAAGACCCAGCTCATGATGGACGTGTTCGGCAAGAGCGGCAAGGACATATC